CCAGCGAACCCTTATAAATTGTTGTCTCGTCGGCGACGGGGTAAGCAACTAGCTTACCTTCACGGTAGGAAAGCACTGCGTTTTCGGTAACGTTGGCATATGCCATGACCTTTAGCCTCCTTTGTACTTAAGATACTGCTCGGAGCTCAAGCCGAGCTTTTCTACAACTTGCTTTTCCTCAGGGCTTAGCTCTTCGGAGCCAAACTGCACTGTCTCCTTAACACCACTATTAGCTCCAAGCTCAATTAGCGGAGGAAGCGAATCAATGAACTGCTTGACAAGCTCATAAGGAGTAACAGACTGGCCACTAAATTGGATATCTCCATCCAGCGCCATAAGCGCACTCACAATGTCGCGGTGCGCGGGAAGGAGCTTACCTTGTGCAATATAACCATCAAGCTCTCTATTGATTCGCTCCACTCGCAGCGAAAATTCTAGTTCTTTGACTCGCTGCTTCAAGGCTTCAACTTCATTCATAGCATCATTAGCTGTCATAAGACCAGCCTCCTCTGTTAGCGTTATGTTATTTGTTGAGATAAGCTCAAATTCATCAGCGCTAAATACGCGAGCCTCCGCAACACGGGGATTGCGGACGACGCTCACTTCGCGGAGCTTTTTGTCTTGCGTAATCCCAATTGATAGCTCACGCGCGCCGGCCCGGGCCAAGAGCTCCCAAGCAGGGCGGGTAAACTCAAGTATAGCCTTTAGGTATTTACCTTCGCGCCAGGCGCGTTTGACCTTGCCAAGGTATCCGTCTAGCGGAGTGGAGATATGCTCAATCCGGATAGGCACTTCACGCTGGGCGGCGGAGCTTGCTAGGACGTCCAAATCAACCTCCGTTAGCGTAATACCTTTATCGGGATACTCGCCCGCGACACAAAGAATAGCCTCACGCTCAATGATATCATCATCGCTTGCGGTCATGCCGGCAATCCTCCAAAGGTAGTCTGGAATCTCTTCATCTGGCACGTCAAGCTTACGGTATAGGCCTATAAGCTTTCTGGCGCAGGTACGTCTATCCTCCTGCGGGAGGTCAACACGCTGGCCACGGAAACCCGGCCCTAACGCTGCTGCCGCTCGGCCTAATTGCGCACGAGTAATTTTATCATCCGGAGTCTCCCAGATGCGGAGCTTCCATGTGCTCGGCTTATCGGGGTCGGGGACGTACAAATATGCTTCGGCCGGGAACTCAAAACCTTCTTCGACTTTCACCACAGCCATCTGCCATCTCCTCCTATCATAAGCTTTTGCTGTTGTTGACGGTCGATAATATCATAAGGATAAATTAATGCGCGGCGACACCACCCGGTCATTACATCTGCATAAACAGAGATAAGCGGACTACCCAATTGCGCAGTATACCGAGCTTTGGTGCCTAACAGATTGGCCTCAACAAAGCTCGATGTCGCTCGCGCCTGGAGCGGTAAATAATAACGAACACCTTCGGTCGCGCGTAGGAAGCCTACTATCCACTCAGGGCACGGGACTGAGGTTTTCAGGACGGAGTTCTCGTAAATTTTCAGCGTGGCGTCTGTGTAATCTCCGACTTCTAGCTGGATGTCAATAACCTTGGACGGATAAACCAACACCAGGAGCTTATGTATGTCATACTCCCATGGCTGCAGGACTCTTATCCATATCATAATGGTTATATCCTGGATATTGCTAACGTTAGGCCATACGGACATGGACGGCATTGAGGAAAAACCTGGCTCAATGTAAGTGCTGGAAAGAGTGCTATAAACTGTGAACAGCCTAGGCGCTCCCTCTGGAATATATGGGATACACGGAGACCCCTCCGCTAGCTCTACTCTGGTCCGCATTACGTCACTCCAATAACCGACACTGTGGCCGTAATTCCGCCTTGCGGGGATTGCAACAAATTGGTAAGCGTAACTTGCAAAACCCCAACGAACGCCGGAGACGGAAGCGTTATGCTTTGGCCATCAATCTGGATACCGTTCAACGCCCCGGCCGCAGGGATAACAAAGGTAGTCAAAGCCGAAGCGGTGCTACCAGCTACATCAAGGACCGCACCAAACAGTGCAACAGACGATGAGCTATTGACAACATTAATAGTTAGCGACTTATAACTCTCAGTTAAATTAATCGATAATGATTTAGGCGTATTCGCAGCAGTGCCAGCACTCCATGAAAGCGTACCCGTCTTTAGAGTCCGCGCGGTCTGACACGGACGAGTGAGCAGCGCTCCACTATCTGAGCGGAGAGAGGATACACGAGCAGTAACCCTGTCTATAGCTTCTAGCAGACCCATTGCAAAGCCTCCTCATATGTCTTAGCAGAAAATTATAATATTGTCAAGTAGCCTGCAATAAAGACGCTTTTATATTGGCCGGCAAGTCAACATTTACTAATCCCCTGTGTCGCTTCGGCAGCGGCGGCTCGGTGCCGTCCAAGCGCTTATACTTATCAACCTCGTCCAACATCACTGGCGCCAATGAGCAGCGGCAGTTAGGATGGAGCGGCGGGATGCCTTCCCCTTCCGCAACTTCGCGCTTGGTCACAAGCTTACCGTCCCTGGCAGCGCAGATGTCGCAGGTCCGAACATCCAACGCGGAATCGTAGACCCAGCCGGCGACGGACTTAATCGGAGCCTCTACGGCTATTATATTGTAATTATACAGCCGGATTGTCTCTGTCCTCACTATCCGCTGAACTTGCCACTCCGTAAGCGCAGGGAGCTCTGCCTGCAGGATATTGGTCATCTCATCGACTGTTCGGCCGGCGGATATAAGCTCCTTAATCCTTATAGCCAATACTTCTCCGTAGCGTTGGCAAATTAGCAGAGCGGACTGGCGAATATATGCATTAAACCACTCTGCACCATAGACCGGCGTTGCGTTTACCTTCCGCCACCTGGTAGGCGACACGAATTGAGGCTGGACCTGCTGAACAACCTCGCTAGCTAGGCGTGTAAATAACAACTCAATTCGCGTAACCAAGCCTGGAGGAATAAGCTCAACGCCCATTGCGTGGCGCATAACAATGTCAGACAAATAAGGTCTAACCTCGTCGATTACGCGAGCGACTATGCGATTAGCTATCCGTAGGAGTCTCATTCGGAAGCCCCAGGAGCTGGCGAATCCACGGTTCGTTAGGAGACAGGACGTCAGCGTCAATAAGCTTGTAAATAGCGTCAGTCAATGTAAGCATTGTCCCGACTGGCTCTTTGATGTGGAATATTGGAGACTCAGCACCTGCAAAATTATAACAGATTAGCGGAGCAATAAACTCGGTCTGGACAAACTGCTCAAGCAATTGCCGAAGCTGCTGGAATGTCAACTCCATCACGTCCCAATGCACACGCGCCAAAGCGTACGTCCCTGTCCCGCGGCTTGGTTCGTCTGTTGCCAACGATTGACCAAGGATACTGCGGATAATTTGCATTGACAACCAGTCAAGGATGGAAATCCAAACATCACCGCTAGCGGCGTTGGCTTCCAGAAGCTCAAGCCGAGTCCCCTCCTCCGTGAGGACTGCGCTATCACGATGGAGCTTAGCTAGAATCCCGAGCAATTCCCGCTTGCGCTCCTCCGTTGTGCCTAGCGGGACAGAGCCGTGGACGGTCGGGATACCATAGCGCTCAAGCCAAATAGCTAGCCAAAGCAGGACGTCTTGCTTAAGCCGCCAGTAGGAATAGCATGCGTCAAGGTCAGTATACACCTCCCTTGTCTTGTAGGACTGGAGAGTCAGAACATGCGCACGCTCGCGAGGAAGCACCTGGCCAGTAGTCAGCACACGAACCTGCTGGATATCGCCATTAGCGCCAAGCTCTAGCTCAAAGCGATGGGAATCGTGGACAATAAGCGAATCGATAACAAGCCTGGAATCCACGTACGCCCATACGCTTTCGACGATGCCGTAGCCGTAGGTTAGCACATGACGCAGGACGTATCTAAGAATGTCGCTAATCTTAACCCTGGTCAAGACGTCTCGGACGAAGTCCGCATTCTCACCACTAACCTCCCAGCCGGCAATGAGGACACCGGCGGTCTTAATCTCTAGCGCGCTCTTAATATCCGGGTCAGACAGCATAGCCCGGATTGAGGAAGTAGCAACCTTCTCCGCCACGGGGCGGATACGCGATAGGTCATAGGACCTGCTATCCACAAGCCTCTCGCCAGGCTTAGGCTTTTGAAAGCGTTGAAATAGCTTCACGGCACACCTCCCTGCACCCACATAATAAGTTTACCCTCACAGGCAAAAAATCCTCTTATATATTACCCGACCGATTTTTTATTTTCCGGAAATCAAAATGCCATACAACAAGCACGCTCAGACTCATTTAATCATTTAATGAAGCGAAGACCTTCATTAAATGCGGTTTGGCCTTATTTTACAAGGGAAAAATGGCCCTCATTTAGCTTTAATGAAATTTTTTTTTGAAAAGGGCATTTCCCTTCGCCTATATATATAAGGCGGAATTGCGCGGCGCGGTCAGGACTGTGGTACTCCTGGCACAGCCGGCACAGGACCAGGCGAAAGCCAAAGCCATAACTAAATCGTCGTGAACACCACTCGGGGCGGAATAACGAACCACTCCTGTGGGCGTCCGGACGGCCTCTATCGCCTCCAGCTCAAGCAAAAGCTCAGTATCCGGGATAATGCGGAGCGCTCGGCTTTCAAAAGCCAGCTGGAGACTTTCAAGCATAGCCTGTTTTGACAGGTGTGTTGTCAGGATAGGCTTAACAGGCAGCTGCTCCCGAAGCAATTGCTCAATCAACGCATCACCCATTGCGTTCTGTTCGGCGGCGATTAAGATTGGCTTAAATCGATGATATAGTTGTCTTAGCTGTTCCAGCTGGAGCATATAATCCGCTTGTGTGCGCTCAACATAAACAACCTCCAGCGTGGAGGCGTCCAAAACAACGAAAACCGTAAAATCGATGCGCTTACCCCAATCCACGCCGATAATATACTGATGGTGCGGGAGCGCACAATCCTGTGGAGTTGCGGTTGCACAGCTGGAGGCAGCACTAAAGACTGAGCCGGAAAAATCGATAAACTCCGCCAAAACCTCCTGGCGGTATAGCTGGTCGGGCAATTGCTCCTTCAAAGCCTCAATCTCTTCTTTGGGAATGAAAGGATTAGTGTATGTGGGCAGCTGCCAAATACTCCACTCCGGGTTATCCTTTACCTCGCAATATAGCCGCCACAGCCAGTTGCGCCCACGCGGAGTGCTAATAAATAACGCTGAGCCCTTAGAATCCATCAACGCTGGTCGGATAGCTGCATACCAAGCCACCTCTGGAGTCAATGCAGCTTCGTCAAGTATGGCGTGGTCAATCTTAATGCCACGGAGCGAATCCGGTTCGTGCGCCGAGCGAATCTCTATTTGGCCACCGGCGGGGAACATAATAACCTTGTCACTCTCCTTTATGCTCAGCCCTAGCGTCAAAGCCAGCGGCTTAAGCATTGTCCAAGCCTCCACAGCTTGCTTGTATATTGGCGCGGTCCAAACAACCCGCTTCCCCTGACAGGCAGCTTCAAGCGCCGTGGCCGCACCTAAGGTTGTCTTGCCCCACCTTCGGCCGCAAATTACGAGCTTGAAGCGCCGCTGGTCGGTAAATATCTCATACTGTGATTTATGGAGCGGTGGAGCCTCAACTATTATCCTCACTGTTGTTATTAACCATTCTCCAGCTTAGCCGTATCTCCTTCGTTGGATTCAGGTCCTCAACCTTATATCGCTGTCCCCAGCGCTCTGGCCACCGGCGTTCAAGCCTCCATGCGTGGGCTTGCCAGGCTTTATCACCTAGTTGCTGGAGCTGTTGAAGGATATACAATTCGGCGACGGCGTCGGCTTTTTCTATCGCGTCAGAAAACTCTCGGTAGATACCACTTTTCTCCTTGGCGCCACGCTTTAGCCAGCGGTATAGCGTATCTTTGGAGATACCGGCCGCCGCAGCAGCGGTCTCGATATAAGCTCCGCGGCTTATATAAGTAACAATCTTGTCTTGTATCTCTTTAGTGAGCTTAGTTGGACGAGGCATGGAAAAACTCCTCCCTTGCAGCTATATTTGTCAGCAACGCACCGTGGAAGGCACTAGTAACCATGGAGGCATTAGCTTCCTGGACGCCACGGATTTGCATACACATATGATGCGCTTGGACAACCACTCCCGCCCCTAGCGGTTCTGTGGAATCAACAAGGAATTGAAGAATCTCTTGAGTAAGGCGTTCTTGGACTTGGAGCTTTCTGGACACAGCACGAGCAGCGCGGATTATCTTACTAACCCCCAGGATACGCTTATTAGGGATATAGCCGATATTAGCAAAGCCAAAGAACGGCAATAAATGATGTTCACAGACCGAAAAAATCGGGACATTACGGACTAGGACTAGCTGGTCAACCTGCTCAACATTATCAAACGTCTTAGCATAGTTATATGGGCTATCGAAATAACCACTCAAAAGCTCCATCCACGCCTTAGCAGCCCGGTCGGGCGTTTCGCGGAGACCGTCACGCTCAAGGTTCTCGCCTACTGCGGTCAGGATGGTAGTAAACATATCTTTGAGGTCATTATACATGGTTAGCTCCTACGGCAAATGAAACAACTTATGCCACTGGAAGGACATACGGACTGGATACTCGTCGATATACTCAAGCGTACGTTTGAGCGATTTGGAATCATCCCACAGCGGTTGGAGGTAAACCGGCACACCTGTGGCTAAAAACTTAGCAATAACTCCACTCGACAGCTCTGGTGTTACCAACAGCTTATATGCACTTACTCGCAAGTCAGGATGGACAAACCACTCGGACTTAGGCTTTGGCGATGCAATAACTTTGACATTATACTTAGTTTGCGGAACGGCATATAGGCAATTGGTTTCGATTGCAATAATTTTACTCAACGCACCGAGTTCAGCAATAAGTGGCGCTAAGTCCTGTTCCAGCGGTTCGCCGCCGGTAACAACAACGTACGGCTTTCGGGCACTTATTGCCAATTCTTTGGCCGTACGTTCGTAGCGCTGGATGTGGCACGTATCGCAGAACGGGCAGCCCAGCGAGCACCCTGCCAAGCGGATAAACCACGCAGGAGTGCCAGCGTCCGGGCCTTCGGCCTGGATGCTAAAAAACTCCTCAGCTACTCTGTACTTCGGCATATGCATGCTCTGTCTCCCAAACACGGACACACTTCAATGCGACCGGCGCGCTTTCGGCTTTAATAATCTTCTCAAGTTGCACCACTATCCACGTTGCCAAGTTTTCCGCGGTAGGAACATCAAGTATATTATTAAGCGCTTGGTGGTCAAGCTTTAGCGAATCAATCCAGCGCTTAATGGTCTTAAAGTCTATGATCATACCGGTGGCGGAATCAACCTCCCCCGCTACTTCGACGTCGATTTTGTAGGTATGGCCATGCAGCCTGGCACAATCGCCTTTGTAGCCTGGCAACCAATGCGCGGCATGGACACAGGTAGAATAGCCTAACAACATTAGACACACTCCTTTGTATGTAATATATCATATAATTCATTAAGATATTGGTCAACGAACAAAGAATTCACATCCAATTCGGGATTAGCTCGCTCGGCTATGTTTAAAAATTTGTCAAAATAACTCCCATAGCCGGAGCTAAAAATATGCAGACACGATGTAGAATCAACCGAAGACCACGGATAATTAATAATGAGCTCTCTGCAGGAGACGCCAAAACCGTGGACTTTGGCCTCCTTATTCCGCTTCAGAATCTCTGTCCAGCAGGCGTCGAGCCAGTCCTTCTTCGCTTTAAACCTACCTTTGAAGCCTGCAATATTACATCCGCCTAATGCAAAATAATTAGTTACGTCCATGATACGATACAGATATTCTTTCGGTTCGCCAAGGTGGTAGGTGGGAACAACCTCAATGTTATACTCTTTGGCTAGTAGGAAATTCTCCCAACTCTTTTGGGCATTACCGATGACGTCCATTGCGGCAATGGTTATTTGGTCAGTCGGATAATTCGTCATTGCTAGCCAATTGGCTATTGCTTTGTAATATTGGTCAGCGTCCAGGTCACTCCCTCTGGCGCTATACGCGCCACAGTCGACGAATATTGGAGAGTATTGCGGACTGGGCATAGTTTTCGGCCACGCAAATAGCGGACCTACTCGTCCCTTAGCCCACTGGTGGCGGCTATCGATTAGAGGTTGCAATACCTTCAATATTCTTTCGTTGGGAGTCAAGAAGTAGCGCATACAAACGTTCCCCCGTCAATTCGCCAAGGACTACTTTAAAGCGGTCTGCAACAGGCTTAGCAAGATTCAATATTATCATAACCAAATCCTCTAGAGGCTTCTCAGCAACAATCACAGGCTTGGAGTCCAGCACCGGCGGCCTCAAACGCTCTAGGAACTCAACATATGTACTTGCGTCAGCTATGATAGCTTGCTCATCGATTGTATCAATCCAAGACAGCTCAGCTATCCGGTTATCAGCCACAAGGTCGGCAAGCTCGGAGTATTCGTCAGGATAATCCTGGTAATCCACGGGGACGGCCTCAAGCCCTAAACGTTTAGCGGCCTCAAGCCTGGCATGACCCCGGACAATAACACCACTCTTGGCAGACACAGTAATAGGAACACGCCAGCCAAAAAGCTTAATCGCTTCCGCCAAAGCTTCAATTTGCTTTTCGGGATGCATGTTCGGATTCCGCGGATGCGGCTTAAGCTTGTCTATAGGAACTAGCTCATCGTAGGCACAATCGATTCTAACCATGCGGCCACCTTGTCTGAGATATCCTCTTGCGGGTAGCTATTAATGACACGCCAAAATAGGTCGTATACTTCGGGCTTGCACGGGATAATAATACACTCATGAGACACCTCATGAGGCGGAGATTTATAGAGGTTTTGGAGCTTTAACAAATCAAGGAGCGCCCCTGCATTATATCCAGCAAGCTCTAAATCAACGTCAGCAAGTTGGAGCTCGCCTAGAACATCGGTAAGCAAATCCACATCACGGAAAGACAGCTCAGCTATCCGGTTATCAGCCAAGAGGTCGGCAAGCTCAGCGTGTTCGTCAGGATAATCCTGGTAATCAACAGGAGCGGACTCAAGCCCTAAACGTTTAGCGGCCTCAAGCCTGCAGTGGCCACGGACAACGAATCCACTCTTATTGGACACAGTAATAGGGGCACGCCAGCCATGCTCGCGGATAAGCATAGCTAAATACTCGACTTGTCGCAAGCTATGCCTGTTCGGATTCCGCGGATGCGGCTTAAGCTTATCGATAGGGACTAGCTCGTCATAGGCGCAATTGATTTTAGCAGGCATGCAACGTCCTCCACACTGTGGACTACTTCAGCGATTGCACCTGCATTCCGCCATCGCTCTAGCTCGGCCGCCTGCAGCGGTGTAGCCTGCTTTTTCGGGCATTTGACTTCTAGCATTAGCGCTTTGCCGTTGTAACACGCCACAATGTCGGGCATACCGGCCATATAAGGCGAACCATGAACACTTCTGGCATACGCGCCGGCGGAGCGCAAATACTTAATGATATTACTGCGGATAATGGACTCACGCATAGCATTATTATAGCGTATTGTCGAAAAATAAGCAATCTCCCGAGCCTCACATTGGACACACGCAACTCCACTCCACAGGCAAAATTCCCTTATATATATTACCCGACCAAAATTTTTTTTCCGGAAATCGAAATGCCATACAACAAGCAACCCCCTGCATTTAATCATTTAATGAAGCGACAACCTTCATTAAATGGGATTTACCCTTATTTTATAAGGGAAAATCGACCCTCATTTAGCTTTAATGAAATTTTTTTTTGAAAGGGGGTATGTCCTTTTCCTATATATATAAGGCGGAATTATGGGGAAGGGATACCGGGCAATATTTTTTAGCACACTGATTGACACAAAGGTAGAAAAGCGATATAATATACAAGGAACGGAATTACTTAATCATTAGAGGAGGAACAATGAGACTATCAATTATGGCTACAGACACGGAGTACCTTGTCAACCACTACCCGAGCAGGGAGCTCTTCCGCTCCCTAGGGGGGAAATGGGACGGGCAATATTGGCGGCTTACACGAACACCATCTGTGGCGCAAGCCTTGTATCAGCTCACGCAGCAGTTAGGAGAGACACCTCCTCCCGAGCTCAAGGAAGACATGGAGAGCGCACCTGTGGACATAGAGTTCTCTTCTGACTTATGGGAACATCAGGTACAAGCACTGAAGTTCGCACTTCCTTTGCGCTCCGCAATGCTGGCCATGGATATGGGGACGGGAAAAACCCGTGTAGCGTTAGAGATTATCAAGCACAGAGGACACAAGCGCGTCCTGGTCCTCTGCCCCAAAGCCGTTGCCGGTGTGTGGGAATACCAGGCTGGGCTATACTCAACACTCAACTATTACACACTTGTGGACAGCAACGGGAAGCACAGCGCGGTCTTGGAAAGGATAACTGAGCCGGCACTCCTCACTGTGAACTATGATTTATTGGCCAACGTGGAGCTAGTCAACCGACTAGCACAACATCGATTTAGCTTCCTCATTATGGACGAGTCCCACAGACTGAAGTCGCCTAGCGGAGTGTGGAGCAAAGCCGCCCAGAAGCTAGGAAAGGCAATTCCGTACAAATTGGCACTCACAGGGACGCCAATGCCCCACTCGCCTCTTGACGTATACGGTCAATTTAGAGCCTTGGACCCTGGCATTGTTGGCGGGAGCTACAGCGCCTTTAAGGAAAGATATGCAGTAGTGAACCACTTCCGCGCTGTGGTAGGGTACAGGAATTTGGATGAATTGGCAAATAGGATGAAGGCGGTCACTTATCGAGTAACCAACAACGTATTAAGCCTGCCTAAACTCTTGGAAGCGGAACATCCGGTTACGCTCCCGCAGGCAGCCCGCGAGGCATACGCACTGGCACAAGAGGGAATAATCTACGATTTAGAGCGCGGAGCTATCACAGCACAAAACGCTCTGGTTAAGACGCTCCGGCTAAGACAAATAACCGCCGGACACGCCGACGTGGACGGCACTACTTTGGCTTTTCACGATGCTAAAATTGATGCTATCAAAGACATACTGGACGGAATTAGCGATGAGCGTGTTGTCATATTCTGCGAGTTCCGCGCTGAGATTGAGGCACTGGCCAAAGCGATTACTCAACCTGCGTATATACTGTCTGGCCAGCGGAAGGACGATTTAGCCGAGTGGCGAACCACTCCTGGCAGCGTACTCCTGGTTCAGAGCCAAGTAGGAAGCCTAGGGATAGACCTAACCGCAGCGCGATATGCAATATTTGCATCACTACCTTGGTCGCTTGGCGTGTACGAGCAGGCAAAGGCAAGAGTCCATCGCGCCGGACAGACACGCCCCGTGGAGATAATCCACATCTTGGCGAAAGACACAATCGACGTGACTGTGTCCCGAGCACTAAAGACACGCCAAGACGTTGTCCAGGCTGTGCTAAGCAACCTCCGTACCGTCAGCTAAAAAAATAAAAAAATTTTTTTCAAAACCGATTGACAAAGCGAATCATCCGTTATATACTATACCTAGAGTAAAGGAAAGGAGGTGACCAAAATGCAAGGAGACATTGTAATTGTTAGTCGGCACTCAGGCTTCATCGCTTGGCTTCGCAAGAAGCTGGGCGATGAGCTTGTGGACAAAGCCACAATTCTCGAGACAGCCACTGCGGAAGACATCCACGGCAAGGTTGTCTTTGGGAATCTCCCACTCTCCTTGGCCGCAGAGGCTAGGGAGGTCTGGACCGTCGACTTCAAGAGTCCTGTCCGAGGCGGGCAGGACCTGACCGTGGAAGAGATGGAGGCCGCTGGGGCAGAGCTCAGCGGGTATCTCGTTTACGGTCTGGAGTAGTAACGAGTGGAGGCTTGGCCTCCACTCCTCCCACTCCCTAAAAAAAAAATTTTCAAAATTTTTTGCAAAACCGATTGACAAACAGCAAAAAGTGTACTATAATTATAATGTAAGACAACAACAACAACAAAACACAAGGAGGAGAAACAACAATGAAGTACACAGTAAAGCGGAAATGCGGACACGAGGAGCGAATCGCACTATTCGGTTCGTACAATTCTCGCCAAAAACAACTCGAGTGGGAAGCTAGCAAGCTCTGCAAAGCTTGCTACATCGAGGAGAAGAAGCAGGCGGAAAAAACCGACGCTGAGTCTCTTGGCCTCCCTGAGCTAACAGGCAGTGAAAAACAGATTGCATGGGCCAACAGCATCCGGCTAGAGTGGGCAAAACCCTTCTTAGCCAAACTTGAGAGTTGGAGGGAGCGAGGAGCTAACGAAGCCGATATCGACCGTTGCAGGAGAGCTCTTATCGAAGTCCTATCAAGCGAAACCAGTGCGAAATGGTGGATAGACCACCAGCATGAGCTCGATTTGAAGCTCCGGCCAAGGTTTGAGAAAGCCCTGGCGGCAGATGCCTAAAGGGCATACCCTACTGGAGAGGAGACTCAAGCCTCCTCTCCTCCACTCTCTAAAAAAAAAATTTTTTAAAAATTTTTACAAAACTGATTGACAAACAGCAACACTTGTGATATACTCATAATGTAAGACAACAAACACCACACAAGGAGGAGAACAACAATGAAAGCAAAGCTTATAATCGACATACCATTCAAGAGCGCAAGTAGCACACTCACATTGGGGCCATGCACTTTGCATGAGCTCCACTCGTCGAGCATTACGCTCGACGGGCGGAAAAAGACAATGAGGATTACAGAGGATGATGGATATATCATCTTTTGGAATCACAAAGATGTGACATATGATGTTATTCGGCCCACAGACAAATACGCCGGTCGGTACTTCTGGCATCCGACCGGAGACCGGAAAGTCAGGGAGATGCACAGCTCCCATATGGTCATTCACTACAGCTTTACAGACTGGATAAGGTCTGAGTCTGCCAGATACGACCCCGGACGGGGAGAGTTCTGGCATGCTGTCAGGGTCGTGTTCGACCCGGCGGCAAACTGGGCTTTTGAGCCAGAAGCCGCTATAAGCTCACTCCACTATCAGGAGCAGGCGGCCCTGGTATACTTCCGCAGACTGGAAGACGATGAACCACGGGACTCAATACCCGTGGTTTACCGGAAGGATGAGCAGCCGTGCTACATCAATCAAACCTTCTGGCTGCGGCCTGACTATCAATTGCAGCCGGCAAATGCACCGGCTGTGTATGACTTGGTACTAACGCACAAGGGTTCGCCTGTTCTGGAATTGCCAACGGCGAGGCTCCTCCGTCAACCGTACGACCTGACAGACGGCCGTATGGTGCTCGTCCCAACGGGCACATTGCCCGTTGAGCCGTTCATGGTAGGAGTGGAGGACTACAACTACAATTATGCTTACATGCTCAAGGAGAACATAGTCCTCTAGGGCTTCCGGTATGCCAGCACAAGGAGGAGCGAGGATTAATCCTCCTCCTCCACTCTCTAAAAAAAATTTTTAAAAATTTTTGCAAAACTGATTGACAAACAGCAACATCTGTGATATAATTATAATGTAAGACAACAACACAACAACAACACAAGGAGGAACGAACAATGAAAGCAACAAAGAACATTGTACGCGAGACAAAGAGGATTCTCGATGCCAGCTGGGGACACTGGTATCGAGGCGACGCCCCAGTGGCGGGAGAGCCACTAGGAATCCGCTCTGAAACAGGAGTTTTGGCCAGGAGTGCCACTCACTCCGACGGCCTTGTTGTTATGTGCGACAGTAAGACCTTTTGGGTTGACCCTTCGATGGATTGGCCGGCGGTTATCGAGTATGTGGCTAACCAACATGGTGTTAGCGATGACGTCAAGCAAGCGGCCCAACAACTGTACCAGCGATGGATGCGATATAGAGCATATCGCATCTTTTGGCTAAAGCTTTAGTTTGAAGGGGGGCTTTACCCCCTTCTTCAAAGGAGGAGGAAAAATGTACCTTATTAAAGCGACTCGCGACACTGCACTAATCTGCATACCACGCCATACACATATGGTCGGCGCACGTGGCGTGGAGTTCTTTAAAAAGGACAAGGGAATGATGATTCGTTTTCTTACGTCCCGGTCCTACATTGCTTTCAGGGAGTTGTTAGGAGGAGTTACGCTCCTCACGCCGCGCGACCACGCATGCCGGAGGATGCACACACTTCGTGGGCGGGAAATCCAGGCAACGGCTTATGATAATGAGCTCATTGCCTGGCATAAGCTTACAATGGACGAATGGGCGATTGTTTCAAGCCCCTGGAAGTTGCTGCTTGACTATGCCAAGCCATCGCACATTGTCAAGCTCTCCACAACGGCAAACGAGGCGATTATCGACACCATCACGCTTGACTATACGCATCAGTTTTTAATTCTCAACCCGTACCAGATTCATGCAGAGCTCACAATTCCAGTGCTTGGAGGCTGGCATGGAGCCTGGGCAGCCTATGAACTGTTGAGCTGGGAAGGCATGCCGGTACTTCGCTACCGGCCAGAGCTTAAGAGCCCGGACACCACATTGGCATTAGGCTATACCCGAGACGGGGTACCTGCTGGCTTACTCTACAAGGAGCAGGTTCTGAACAGAGAGACACTACTAACACATACTTTTATTATAACTATTAAAGACTGAGAAAAGGAGGAGGAGAACAATGTCAATAGCAAAGGAAATCGTCAGGGATGCTCTGGAAATCTTCGACTGCTCGTTCACACACGAGTGTGCCAACAGAAGCGATGCTCCATACCCTGCGGAGTCAGTCGGCTTCCAAACGCGGGACGGGGAGCTGGCCTTGAGCGCAGAATGTCCGTACTGTCTGACTGTGCGCCTCCCGGATGGGGAGGGGAGATACCTAGATTTGCTTCGGGATAGCGAACCGGTTATCAGATACGTTGCTTTTCTGTACAGCGGAAGCGGCGCTGTGGCCGAAGCTGCAATCCGCCTCTTTGACCGCTATGCTCGCTTCCGGACACGCTAAAGCAAGGAGGAGCGGAGGGACTCAAACCTCCTCTCCCCCACTCTCTAAAAAAAAATTTTTTAAAAATTTTTGCAAAACCGATTGACAAACAGCAAAGCATGTACTATAATTATAATGTAAGACAACAAACACCACACAAGGAGGAGAACAATGAAATACACAGTAAAGAGGTCATGTGGACATGAGGAAAGGATAGCGCTATTCGGTTCGTACACTTCTAGGGAATCTCAACTCAAGTATGAGGCTAGCAAGCTCTGCAAAGCCTGCTACATTGAAGAAAAGAGGAGAGAAGAAAAGGCACTCACTCAAGAGCTCGGGCTACCTGAGCTAACGGGGACTGAGAAGCAAGTGGCGTGGGCGAATAGCATCAGACTGGAGTGGATAAACCGCGTTTTTACCAAACTCGACAATTGGAAAGAGCGTGGGACCAGCGAAACCGACATCGAGCGATGTCGGCGGGCCGTTCTGGCAGCTGCATCCACCAAGACCCAGGCGGCATGGTGGATAGAGCATGATAATATGCTCGACTTGAAACTCCAGCCGGAATACAAAAAAGCCCTGGCGGCAGATGCCTAAAGGGCATACCCCCCATACGAGGAGGAGGACATGAGAAGCGTCAAGCAATTCGTCAAGCTTACCCAAAGGAAAAAGAGGCTAGAGAGCCAGCTAGCGAAAGTCAAGGAACAACTAAGTGCCCTAGAACAAAAGCTGCTCGAGGAATTCGAGCGCAAAGGACTCCAAAGCATCCACACTGACACGGGCGAAACCGTCTACCTCCGCCGGCAGCTGTGGGCTTCGCTCCGCAGCGACGCCGACGTTAGCACTGTGCTTGGAATCCTCCAAAGCACAGGACTTGAATACCTACTAAGCATCCACAGCAGCAAGCTTTCGGCTCTAGCCCGTGAGGAGAATATCCCTCCGGAGCTAGAGCCGTATGTCAACATCACGGAGCGTTACAGCATAGTAGCAAAGGGGGTGAGCATAAATGAATAACCTACAAGAACGCTGGTGCACCGTCGAAGAGACGGCCAGAATGCTTGGCAGGAGTGCGCCAGGAGTGAGACTCCTTATTAAGCGTGGAGTCCTGCCAGCGTTGAAGATAGGCGGCAGGACCTACATTCTCCGCGAGTATCTGGAGAAGATACTCGCCGGAGAGACAAACGCAGAATATAAGAAATAAAATAAAGGAGGAAGAACAATGGTAACCTTAAGGATAGGAAGAGGAGACGGAGACGGAGTAATCGTCGACAGGGACTTTGTGAGGAAGCTCATTCGTGAGGTCGACTTAATATTACTTGAGCCCGGCGTGTCGGCGTCCGAACTACGTCATGCAAAATACGTTGGCACTTGCCAATACTTAAGCGTAGCACCTGTTACACTAAAAATCAGCTCGGACGGGGAGTTCTGCGCCTCCGAAGGCTTACTGGCCAGAGCGCAAGAGCTCTGGTGTCTGAGGACTGGCACTATAGAGGAGGCAATCCTCTGTATTCTTGCCTCTGCGGCAATTGATGCTCACTTAATTAGCGGAGGAGAGGCGACTCTTCAAACACTCGACTTTTCGCTTCACTTGGTAGCGGGAGGAGCAACAATAGACGTCGATGGTATCACTGTAACCTTGGACGTCTACTCATTTGCCCGTGCTCTTTACAGAGCAAAGAGCACTTTGAGCAAGGAACTGGCGACAATCGCCAGAATAATCAGTATAATGGAAGGAGGTGATTACAATGACAAGCAATAAGCTGGCGCAGAAGGAGAAGGAAACCTGGATAGCGAAAGTGAATATTGACACGCTTATTGCCAACACTGGCGGGGCAGTGTCCGAATTTGACTTAGACCGAGTACGGCTTTCGGGAGGCGGATGGCAAGCACCCACGTTAGAAGGAAGCTTGGCCAATGCCCCCACACTTACCGGTGTCATAGTCCACTGGAGGGACTGCCGAGCGTACTGGAGCTCGGACATGAGCTCTGGCACTAGCGCACCGGACTGTTTCAGCCGGGATAGCAAGGTCGGCGTTGGCACTCCCGGAGGGGATTGCACCATGTGTCAATATTCACAATTCGGTTCGGACGGTGGCCGCGGCCAAGCATGCAAGCTAATGCGGCAGCTATTACTCCTCCAGGAGGGGGAGCTTATCCCCAAAATCGTTATCCTGCCCCCCACGTCCGTTGGCCCTTGCAGGAAGTACTTCTTGCGCCTGGCCTCCGCCGGCAAACCTATCTGGTCTGTGATAACCGAGCTAGGGATTGCACAAGCCCGGAACGCTCAGGGAATCACATATCCCGTGGCAACCTTCAAGCTCGTTGGCGAAGTACCGCAGGATATCACAGATGAGCTCCGGAACTACGGCAACGTGGTCGGAGCTCTCATTAGCGGCCGGGAAATCACGGCCGAAGACTACATTGGCTAACACTGGGGGCGGTTACCCGCCCCCACTCTCTCACTTCAAACATCCAAAAAAAAAGGAGGTACAACAATGTCTATTTTACTAGCGCATGATTTGTCACTCGAGGACTCGGACACTAGTAATATCTTCCTACTCAAGACCTATGACAATAGATATTTTATAGTGGTAACAGAGTGTGTGCAAATAGCTGAGATTGACCGGACATCTGCTCAAGTCTACTATGAGGAACTACCTGTTTGCGAGGTAACACGCGAACAAGCTTTCGGAAAATAGACTTCCGGGAGGGAATGCACGATGGAGATTTTCAGCCTGGTTGAGGAAGGATATACCTACATATGGCAAAGTAAGCGCTCTGAGTGGAGCGACATTAAAAGCTTCTCCGAATTAAGCTCAAAGTACAGGGGACTAAAGGACGTCTATTTTGGCGTAGCGGTACACAAAACACCTGGCAACTCATATTCGCGCGGGAGCAGGGACACACTCCTCTGTGTCCCAGCCCTGTGGGCAGACATCGACGTAGCGACCGCTTACCACAAGAAGCCAACCCTCCCCCCTAGCCATAAGGCTGTCTATGACGAAATTCTTGGCAAATTCATGCTTGAGCCATCACTCGTCATTAACACTGGCGGCGGCGTCCATGCCTACTGGCAGCTCTCAGCTCCGGAGTTTGACTTGGAGCGGGCGGGACTAGCAGTGAGGACACTCCAGGCTGCTCTACAGCATATTGCTAAAGAGAAAGGTTGGGCAATAGACAGCACCCACGATTTGATGCGTGTACTCCGCTTGCCCGGCACAATTAACAGCAAGGCGGGCACAGCCGTGATGATAGAGCAGGAGACAGGACACCTTTACAGCATAGAAGACATCTTAGACGCAACATCAATTTTGCCTATCAACGTTCAACATTCTATTTATGCGGATAAAAAAGCAACGATTACCCTAAACCCTGAAGGGACTCCTCCGATTGAGCTGTGGCAACAACTAATTGCTGCGGATAAAACTGTACTGGACACATTCGAGCACCAGCGGAGTGATTTGATTGACCAAAGCCTTAGTGGATATGACTTAAGCCTGGCAGTCAGGGCAGCAAGGGCGGGATGGACGGACCAACAAATTTGCGATTTACTCGTGGCACACCGCCGGCGCTGGAAAGGCGATATCAAGACAGCTCAATATTACGAGCGGACAATAGCGAAGGCAAGAGAAAACCCAAGCGACCCGCCACCATTACAGGTAAGCGATAAGCAGAGCGCACTGGATATTGTGAACGCTCAACTTGCGGCACTCATACCACAGCGGCAATTCCGGATAGCGAAGGTTGTCAAATTCTCGACGTATGGAGAGCCGACTTACCGGCTGGAAATCGAGCATGACGGAGTAACGGAAGCGATATCACAACTAAAGGTTAGCAAGCTCATTAACGAAGCTAGCTTCCGGGACGTCATTGCGGCGAGCGCAAATATTCTAATCCCTAAAATCCCCAAAAGCCGCTGGCAAGTCTTAGCTCAGCTACTCCTGGACTCCTGCGAAGCCTTAGACGTAGGCGAGGCCGGAGAAGAGCAAATTCGGGAGTTGGTTTCTCGATACCTGCGGGATAACCCTGTGGCCGAAGAATCGGAATACCAGGAAGCGCTTATGAACGATGCACCATTCATAAAAGGCGGTACGGTCTATATTATCCTGCGGTCACTGGCCTGTTACACCACTCGGGCACTGGGAGAAACAATCAGTGTGCGGCAATTAGCAATAATGCTCCGAGCGGCAGGAGCTTATGCTCAGACTATTTACGTGGCTAAGACTTCTAAGCTAGCGTGGGCTATCCCGTGGGAGGAGGTCAATAATGGAATATAGAATCTTCGGGCCTCCCGGAACGGGAAAAACAACGTTTTTAAAAAGGCAAGTGGAGAAAGAGCTAAATAATGGAACGTCAGGAGATACAATTTTCATCGCTTCCCTAACCCGGACAGCTGCTAGAGAGATTGCATCACGGATAAAGGGTCTTATGCCGGAGGACAATGTGGGGACACTCCACTCCCTGGCTTATCAGGCACTTGGCCGACCTCCATTGCTTGAGACCGCTAATGCCATTGCAGACTGGAATCAATGTTATCCTGTCTACGCACTTTCTGGAGCCAAGGCGACGATTGATGAATCTTTTGAGGAATACCAGAAGGAGACCACTGGAGACAAGCTATTTTCGGCATACAATATTTTGAGAGCCAGGCAGACTCCCCGCCACTTCTGGCCTCAATCAGTTACACAGTTTGCGGAACGCTGGGAGGAATGGAAAACGGCTAATGGAGGAATCGACTTCACGGACATGCTGGAGCTGGCACTCCGGGAATCCGCTAAGCCTAAAAAAGCTCAAGTACTAATCATCGACGAGGCACAGGACTTGTCCCGGCTATCAATTAGCTTGGTAAGGAGTTGGGCAGGACATACAAGCCGGCTTTTCCTGGCCGGAGACGATGACCAATGTTTGTATTCGTGGGCGGGGAGCTCTTACGATATTATGCTCCAGCCACCGCTCCCGGAGGAACAAAAGAAGGTTTTACGGCAATCTTACAGAGTGCCACGCGCGGTGCACAGGCTAGCCAAATCTGTTACTGATAGAATTCAGCACAGGGAGCCTAAAGAGTACTATCCACGGGAAGAGGAAGGGGAAGTGCTAAAAATCAACGTACAGTGGCGGTATCCGGAGGCACTTCTGGAAATAATCGAAAGGCATTTGAGCAACGGCGAAACTGTGGCTATTTTGGCTTTCTGCTCAATGTTCTTGGAGCCGACAATTGCAGTACTGCGGAAATACGGACTACCCTTCCACAACCCTTGGCGGCGGACGCGTGGAGACTGGAATCCACTATTCGGTCATGGGGCGATGGCACTCCGGAATTATCTACTCATACGCGAGGACTGTACCGACCACGCACGCCCGTGGACATATTCAGAGCTTTACTACTGGGCGCAGGACTTATCAGCGAAGCTCTTGCCACGCGGAGCTAAAACAGAGATTGAGCGATTGGCAAAGCTGAAGCCACATGAGGAGGTAAGCATTGACTTATTGCTCAAAGTATTCCGGGACGACTTCCCGGCCGTGTTCTCCGGCGACGAGGATTGGCTTATGCAGTCACTCCTGGCGACGAGGAAAAATGGATACGAATATCCTGTCAAGGTTTTTAAAAAGCGCGGATTTAGAGCGCTGGAACAAACACCACTCTTAGTGGTCGGCACTATCCACAGCGTAAAGGGCGGTGAGGCAGATAATGTAATCCTGTACCCCGACTTATCACCATCATTCTACGTGGATTTTAATACACAGGAGAGGAGGGACGATATACTGAGGATTTACTACGTTGGAATAACTAGAGCGAGGAAACGGCTATATCTATGCGCGCCAGGAGGGAAACTATATTGCTCTTGACAAATTCAGGAAAAACTGTATAATAAACACGTACCTCCTTTCCGTTCCTCCTCCTTGTTTTTTTGCCGTGATGAACGAACATCACGGCTTTTTTATGCACGGCTTATTTTATGCGCGCCAAACGCTTAGCTAAATTATATGCCCACGCGTCACGCCAAATTTTGTTTGTTAAGAGGAGGAGCTCCAAATCGTTATCAATGAAAGCAACCTCAATTAGCACAGCAGGCATTCTATTGCGGAGCCTGCCAATGACGTTTCTAGCTCGCGCGTTATCTGTGGTAAGTTTAATACCTCTGGACCGGACGCCCAACCTTTGCGCCACTTCTAGCGCCACATTAGCAATAGCCTTACTTCCTTCTACAAAGCGGCAGTCGGGGTTAATCCAGACTTCCGAGCCCGAGCCGCCGCCGGCATTAACATGCACGCTTATATACATTTGCGCGCCCCAGCTAATGGCCCGTTCGGCCCGGACACGCTTAGGAGGGTTCTCGTCGGCAGAGCGGGTAAATAACACGCTGTGGCCACGTTCACGCAAATAATGCGCCAGGCGGTTTGTTAGGCCATCGGCAACGGTAACACCATCCTCTTGGCGCTCATTAAATACAAGCTTAGCTTCTGTAATGCCCTTATACGTTGCCCCGGGGTCTTTTCCTCCGTGGCCCGGGTCAAGAGCTATGCGAATCATTGCCTACACCTGCCTTTGTTATGCTTTGGAGCGCTTTACAAAGCACCTCCGACGTTTCGCGGAGCTGTTTGCTCGTCTCGTTAAGCTCTTGGACTATTTGGTGTAATGCTGTAATTTGACGCTCGGTAACATCAGCCATGATTGAACTCCACTCGATGCGCCACTTTTCGATTGCGCGCAGGAACAATGCAACAACAATGATAACAGCTCCACTTGCGGTTAAATCTTTGAGCAAAGAGATATCCATACTAGGAACTCCTTAATGCTGCATATGGTTTGCCTTCTGGATTGGTATTCAGCTCCTCAAGCTCGGAAATCGTTGCAATAAGGTTACCCTCCGTTGGCGGACTTGTGGACACTATTAGGCTAGGAATACCGGTATCAGACAGCTTAATATGAATATAATTAACCTCGCCGGTATTATAGCCTTGCCAGATATTTTGCCGAAGCTCGACCGGAACGCCGTCAATAATACACTGGTAACCACTTCGAACAATGACGCGGTTATCAGTAGTGTCAATAGCTATCTTACCTGCCTGGTCGGGCAATTCGCCATCGGACCACCACGTGGACAGGACTTCTAGAGCAAGCTCTAGCTGCTGAGCAACATCATGGAGGTACTCCAGCACCGAATTCAATGCTTGGCGGAACATCAACCCTGTCCCTGGTTGGAGCGGATTAAACACGTCAAAATTAACCTTCATAAGCTACACCTCCTGCCAGTCCAGCCCGTCGGGGCTTGTATATCGTAAGAGCGTACCATCAGGCTGCTGGACTGCAAGGACAAAGAAATCGTTATGTGGATTAGTGGTTATAGCAACATCTGAGAAGCTCCCACTAACAACCTGGACAGCACTCCCTTGTGGAGCACCGGCAAGCGTAACACGCTGCGCGGCCACACCGTTGGCGGTAAGGTATGCTATCACTCCAGACGCTGCGGTCATACTGAAGGCAATATCCATGAACAACACCTCCGTAGCTATAGTTTGCGGAACGCTCCACGTCCGGCCACCGTCCGTGGTCAAGTGCAAATATAACGTCCGGTCCTTCCGGCACACCTCATATAGCACACCGTTCAGCTGTGCAAGCGCTGTATCATCGACATTATCACGAGCGGAAGCAGACCGAAACCCTAACCCAACTGCATTATATCGCTTTAGGCTATCGGCTGTCGATAGGTAGACGGTCGCAGAAAAACGCGAGCCAGCTAGACCAATACCACCTGCTAGCGCTCCCTTATCCTGGATAGCAACGCGGCGCATAACACCGGGGCGGATATTAAGCCCACCTGCGACATGTTCCCAGAAGCGAAGCTCCCCTGTATTCCACAGCGGTGGCGTTAGCGGGATACCGAGCTTGTCGGTTATATCATCAGTCCACGCTGTGGACTCCGCCCTCCGCCACTGGTAGCTGTAATAATCTTTACCAGCATCCAGCGGAGCCAAGCCACCTTCAAGCAGTTCGCCAGTCACTTGCGGTTGGCCTAGGTACTCGTAATAAAGCGTCAAAACTCCACTTTCCGCGGAAATTACTGGAGACTCAAAATACAGACGGTCAACGCGCGGCATGACTTCTAACGGCGAACCTTCAACAAACTTATTAACATGAAGAAACCATGCCGGTGCGGTAAACGGGCAATAGAGCACCTGCTCAAGGTAACTCCACATATGACCGCTAACCTCCCAGCTAGGGTCATACTCGGCCAAAGTCCACTCCCACACGCTGGGGGGGACTTCACGCTCATGGACCGCCTCAGCTACCGTGTACAAGTCCCACACTTCAGCGTTAGGAGTAGAATAATACAAATATGCCGGAACCTCCGTAGCAATGCGACCATCGACGAACAATGCGCCTAGCCGGTGCAAATAGCGCTCATGGTCTACGTTGCCTATATATGTACCAGCATAAAACGTTTGGGCAAAGCCATGCCTCCACGATAGGCGGATATTATGCTCCTCCCTAGTGCGGCCGTATAGGCCGTATAGCTTTGTTGTTGTTGGAACATGTACGCGGAGCTTCTTAATGAGCCCGACACCCCAGCTCCAAGACAGGTCGGGAGACTCATCCGAAATGTACTGGCCGTAAATATCTAAATGCCCAGCGGCAGGAAGTGCCTGGTCAATATAAGACTCTTCGGTGTCCGTCACTCCGGACCGCCCGGCAGTTGTATCGAAAACACCTGGCGCAACTTGGTCCAAGACCAACGAGCTACTGCGGACAAATTCAAGCTTAATACCCTCTACCGGAGTGGCCACTAGCTCAGCCCACCTGTGGCCGCACCAATAGCGCAACTCCTCCGGAGTCGGACTGTCTGGAGTAAATGTCTTTTCAATGTAAGCGCCGCTGCCGGTCGGAGTCACTTGCAAATAGCCATCAATGCGCTGGATGGTACAATTATGCGCCGACCAGCCTTCTGAAAAATCATCGAATAGAAATCTATTCGGGAAGGACCAAGAAACATCACTAACCTCCGGAAACGGGGAACGCTTACGCAATAGCAATTGGACACGCTTATAGTTACGCGGAAGGTTGCCGTCATCTGGATTGACCGCCTTAAGCGCAAAGACACGATTAACCTCCTGGACTCCTCCTATATACTGTGTTCCAAGCACCTCGCCGAAATATCGGCCAGGACAGTTATAGACGGGGCTGTTTTCGCTAATCGGCCAAACATTCTCAAACAAATCTTCAACGTACACGCCAGCGATGTTAGTAGTCTCTCCATGTTTAGCGTACCCTTTATAGCGGTAGCGGAACGGCCATATTATGGAATTAAAGGTAACAGCATACGGCATACCGACAAGTATGTCGGTATTAGCGCTGACAGTCATTACACCATCGGTATCAATACTCGCGCGCGTCTCATAATCATCAGAGATATATGTTTCGGTCACTCCAAACTCAAGCCATGGATGCAAGCCACAAAACACTGCGCGCGCAGTGCCTAAAACCTCCACGCTTTCAAAAGGAGTATCAGACGTTGCCCCTGCAGCTGTTGTTGCAAGGCCGCCAAGAGGCAATTCAAGGCTGAACCCGGTCTGTCGCGCTGAGACACGAATATCCTCAATGTCAAGCTCAAACTCAATCGGTGGGTCAAACGTTACAATTTGAACATCATTGTAGCGCCAGCCACTTGTGTACGCAAACATCCCGATAAAGCCTTCTGTTGCACCCATGCCATCGACGGAATTATAGTATATCCACTCTCCATAATCTCCGACTTCTTGTTTAATCCGCGCCCAGGCCACACAGGAGAGACCTACGGAAGCTTGGTACTCGCCGCTAATATCAAATTCACGCGGAGGAGCGTAGATATCACCAAGGAAAAAAGGTTCGTGGTATATGGAATAGCCTGAACTTGGGGAATAAAGGATAAACGGGTTACTGAATGCGGTTGCACCATCTGGAAAGTCTGTCGGAGTAAAAAGAACCACCGTGGCAAAATAATACTCAGCTGGATGGAGCTCGGTATATTCACCGTCTAGCAGGCCGGTGCAATTAGTCCAGTCATCGACGCGGTCTATCCATGCACCGGCGGTAAAATCGTATAGCCAAACCTCCCCCGAGCGCAATGCATAAGCAAGGACGTGGCCAGTCGGAAGACCACTCCACTGCAGTGTGAAGCCAGCCTCAAGAAGCGGAGAATCATCAAGCTCTAGCCATGATGTAAAAGACCGGAACCGAATAAAATGCTCATCGATAGCCTCAAATTGGATACGCCAAGTCCCCTCTGCCCCCCAGCTCACAGGAGAACTTTCTTTTAGCTTGACTACACCACTGTCATATGCATGCATTTAGGACTCCACTCCACAGACAAAATTCCCTCTTATATATTACCCGACCGATTTTTTATTTTCCGGAAATTGAAAATGCCATACAACAAGCACGCTCAGCTCATTTAATCATTTAATGAAGCGAAAGCCTTCATTAAATGGGATTTGGCCTTATTTTACAAGGGAAAATTGGACCTCATTTAGCTTTAATGAAATTTTTTTTTGAAAAGGCATGTGTCCTTCGCCTATATATATAAGGCGGAATTATGGGACGAAAACATCGTCGGCTAATCCCGTTGCCCCTAGCGTGAAAACTATGTTACCATCAACTAGAACAGGATAAACCTGCTCTAGTGCGCTCAGCAACAAACCGTGGTTAGCTACTGTGGGGTATTGGACAGTTGGCCTCCGGATAGCCTGCTCAAGTCTAGTTAGTGCTTTGCGTGTCTTTATATCCATATGCTATGCACCTCCTTTAGCTGAACTGCCCGGAACCGGATACGCGGTCTAGGGCGGACAAACTCGACACTATCAACCTCCACCACTCTAAAGCGTGGTTCATCAAGCTCCAAGCCCCGGAGCTCCACAATATCGTTAATCCACAGCGGGCGGGTACTGGTCAGCCAGTCACTTTCGACGGTAGCAACACGGCGAACCTGCGACACCTCTACCCCTAGGCGAACTGCTAATGCTTTGAGCCACTCCACTGGGCAAACTGACTCGAACGTTAGGACTAGCGGGAGCTTATAGCCGAGCCAGTTATCCGGTCGCTCCTCCGGTGGCAATGAGGGGTCGATGGAAGCTTTGTCTTCATACACGGCGGCGTGGTACGTACCTTCTTCTTTCTTGCCGATAACCGCAATAATATTGGCTTCTGGAGCTTGGTAGTCCCAGGACAGTTCAAATATTTTGCCATCTGTGGTCGAATCTGTGACAGCGCTAAGGACATATAGCACATCCTCCGGGTCAAAGGATAAAGGGTCATAATACCTAAGGACGGGGCGACCATCATAATGGGAATAACCGAAATGGAACCTCCATCCGGTTTGCTCGCAGATACGCTTTATCCACTGTTCTGGCGTATCGAACGGCTTAGTTGTTAGCTCGCTATCATTATCAGCATTCTGGTCGGCACTATGCGTGTCCGGAAGCTTAGTATCGTCTTCGTCGACCTCAATATCAGCTTCAGTAAGCATGCCTGTGGATAGGCATAACTGCTTAATAGCCTCTGTGTGGGATACACCATCAAAGCATAGCTTATTTGTAAGGCATGGAGCAGCCAATACCTTCGTCAGAGGTTGCGCAGTAAGCTTATACAGCTTCCACGCGGTGGCGGATACCCCCTCCGTTAGCCCCACGAAGACCGGCTTGCTATCAATCTCTACGGATATCAATCTATTGTGTAGTCCATCAGCCCAGGACGGGTTATCGGACGAACGACACAACTCTAGTTCTAGCTTTTCACCATTCACCAGCCTTGCCGAGCGGACTAGGTCGGATATATCGGTCAAATCTGGAATCTCAGGAGTATAATCTTTGGCTAATAGCACTGTTACACGCCGGAGGATAGGGGTACTGTGGACCTCAGAGCTCAATAAATCTGCCCGGATACGATATTCGCGCGTCCCGTCCCAGGACGAACCATCATTCGCTCGCGCTGTAAGAACATAGCCACCACGGCCGAAGACCTCGCCAACTTCTTTGATTGCCACATGCTCCCCCTCCTCCGGCTCGCGTGGAAAGGTCAAAGTCGGCGTAAGAAAAACACCATTCTGAGGATAAGTCAGCCTGGAGACAGCGAACCGTAGCCGTGTATATGCCTTAAGTTTTAGCTGGTAAGCCGGAAGCACAGCATCACTTGTTATTATGTTTACACCTTCATTGTCGGTCCGGACTGCAAGCACATTATTAGCCAAAGGGAAGAAGAACAGACGGACAATATTATTTTGCATACCGCTAAATCGGTGGTCAACATATGTAGATGTTACTCGTCCGTCGGTAAAAAAATGTAGAGTAATACTTCCAACGTCTAGGTCCAGTAGCGGTTCGGATACACCTACAACAGACGGAGTGTACAATAGCATACACAGCCCACAATTCTCAGGGAACTGCATAGCTGTTTGGAGCGTAGCCGGTGTGGAATGAACAACAATGAACTTAACCGCACCGCAATCGACCTGCTCACACTGCGCTGTATCGCCTAGGAAGCCGGATAACGGTATCCACGATTCTGCCTGTGGCTTAAGCATTAGCGCGCCGCTATGCTTGTCGATATAAACATTGGAAGTGGAGCACCTGTCTACCAATGCGCTTAATGACAACACACCTCCACAGTACTGCGGAGCGTTGCGACCACTGCCTAGCCAGTCTAGCCTGAATGCAATGTTCATAGCGTATAAACACCTATCCCGTCAGCAAGTTGCCTGATAGCCGCATAGGCGACTTCTTCATCATGTTTATTGTCAGCTTTAATTCGGACAGTCACATAGCGTGGCGCCACCGGTGCACCGAACGCCAAGCGCGGTATAAGCTCCTGTGCAGCCTGACCACCTCCAATGACGTCCGCCAGCCGGCGCAGCGGTGCGGTATTTTCAGCGGTCACCTGTGTTGCCTTCGCTATATCGCGGAGCGCGGCGGTAGAGTCCTGGACCTCAGGAACGAGGCTTTCAAACCAGTTCATAAGCTGGTAGTTCGGAGCGAAGAGGTCACGAATTGTTGTTTTTTCACCCCACGCGGGGAGGGTTGGAAACCCTGGTAATTGGGCGCCTGACCATATGCTTTGCACCGTGGCCTTTAGGTCTTGGAATTCGCGTTTGAATAGGTCGCCTAGGAGTTTCTGGCCAAACCAGCCAGCGGCGGCGCCGATGATTGCACCAATGATTGCACCAATGACACCTTTTTTAGCACCGATTTGGAGGCCGATGAGCAACGCTTGCGCTGTAACGATTAACCTAATAATTACGCCTACCTTATCAGCAACAACACTCAATGTTTCTGCCAGCGCTGTTAAAATAGCGCTCCATTGGTCTTTGACCACTCGACCAACTTGCGCCAAGAATTGGCCTAACCGCTTTGCCGCTTCGAGCGACCAGTCGACTATGTTTGCAATGAAAGTAAATAATTGCATCAGGTTACCAACAACGTTGGTCGGAATAACCTTAAAAAGGTTAGCCAGCGCCCGGCCGACGTTAATCGTGACGCCTACAATATAGCCTAAGACACGCATAATGCGTCGCGGGTCTAACCATAAGGAAATACGGGTAATAATAGCCTCAAACGCTGGACTATTGGCTAAAGACTCAATCGCCGTGGTAATGGCACGAACCACACTGGCCAGCTTAGGCGCAACCTTTTCGCCTAGCCGGATTAATAAACCTTCGACAGCGTCGATTAGGTTACTCCACGCGCCGGAGAGCGTACTCATCATTCGCCTGGACAGCCCGCCATAGCGGGTTTCGATATAGCCAAGGAGCGCGCTCAGGGCAGTGTTAGCGTCAATACCCTTCTCTTGGAGGTCTTCCAGCTGTGCGGTGGTAACGCCCAACGCATTAGCCAATATCATTTTGACTGGGATACCGGCTTCCGCCAATTGCCGAATCTCCTCGCCAGCAAGCTTGCCCTTGGTATATATCTGCCCGATAGCCAGCGCTATCCGGTTCATGAGCTCTGTACCACCACCAAGAGCGGAGGTGGCGTCGGATATATCAGTAATCAGCCTAGGTATTTGCTCCACTGCAAAGCCATAGGCCAGCAATCGCTGGGCAAGCTCAACAACCTCGCGGCGCGTAAACGGTGTAACCCTGGCGAGCTCCCACAGCTGGGCAATAAACACCTTCGCCGCCTGTGCATTGCCAAGCATGGTCTCAAAGGCAATATTAATGCCTTGTATCCACGCGCCGAGCTTGACCGCCG